CTGTTTACCGATAATGTCACAGCTCTCTTCGGCAACCACATTTACCGTCTTCCCTGTTATTTCAATCACGCCATTCTTTTTCAGGCGAATAATATGGCCTTCCTGATGATAAAGAATAACATCACCTTCTTCACCGCCACGGGGACGACTCCCTTTATCCTCGACGGCGATGGCCACCATACCGCCGCGACGGCCACCGACAGCAACGACAATCGCCTCTGAGCCCGCAGGCGGAACGCTGGTAAACCCGTAGTTCTGGAAGCGCTCGACGTCGTCATTGGTCTCATCGGCCAGCGACTGCACCTGCAGATTCTGCCGCCCGAGGCTGTCCGTCACAATACGCACCAGCGCCCGGTCCACCATCAGGCGCAGACGTCGGCCAAGCTCTGCAAATGAGCGCCCGATATTAGCGTCTTTCAGTCCCATGTTGCCCCCACGGTCGTTTTCGACTTCGCTTTTTTCCCTTTCGCTTTAGCCTTCTGGGACGGCATGTCCAGCGACTCAGGCGGGGCCAGGGTCAGTACCGTCAGACGACCGCCGTCACCTTCCATAAAGGAGACAGTTTTAATCAGCCAGGTGACGTCTAGCTGCTGAATGGCGTCGGTTACCTTCACCAGTCGGTTGGTCTGCCACAGCGGCCCGCTGATGCCATTCTCCCGCCAGCCTGCCACGGTGATTTCAGTAGTGTTGGATTCGCCCAGCACATACGCCTTATGCCACTCACCACGGGCGCTGGCACCGCCGACCGTCAGGCTGTCTTCATTGACCAGAATCTTCGGACGATAGCGGGTGATCTCCGGGTCGCTGACTACCGTCTGGCGGCCGCCGATCATCTTCACCGGCTGGTCGTCCCATGTTGAACCGCCCGCGCTGGCGGAGCCCTTGACGATGTACTGGCTGGCACGTTCGCGCCAGCTGAAGCGTCCACGTGCAGCCAGAATATTGTCGCCGAGAGTGAGTGTCACTCCGGCCCGTAGCGTGGATGCGCGGGTGATAACCAGCCGACCGTAAGCGTCTGAAGTCACCAGAACGCCGCGCTGTTTGGCCAGACGGTCGAGCAGTTCAAAGCCGGTTTCACCCTGTTCGAGGGTGATGCTGCCAAAGGCATCGCCGGTGTCGGTCTCGTTAACCACCTCAATGCCGTAGGGCTTGCAGATGGTGGCCGCCAGCTGTTCCAGTTTCTGACCTTTCCACTGGCCGGACTTATCGACCACCGAGCTGTCCACCAGATCGCCGGTTTTGTCGCGGCCCATCACGCGCAGGGAGACGTTCTCCGCGTCATAGCTGGGAATGAAGTCGTCAATGTAGCCGGTCATGACGCGGTCACTGCCGATGGAGACCGTGCAGGACTGACCTGGCTTGATAGAGCGCGGCGTGGCAGATGACCATCGGGCAGTAACTGTCAGGTCGAACTCGCCCGCCACAGACTCCAGTGAGCGGTTAATGGTCATGTCCGTCCAGCCGCCCCAGACCTTGCCGTCAACGTTCAGGGTTAACTCTTCAGTCATTGCTGATGATCTCAATCGTCTGTGAAGGTGTAATAAAAGAGGGATAACGCAGCCGGTTGCGGGTCACCAGTTCATCCCGGTTCTCCGCGTCGCCGGTCTCGCGGTAGGCCAGCAGCATCACCGGTACTGTCCGGGCCGGAGTGACGCGGCGCAGTTCCGGCAGCTGTATGCTGCGGATACGCACATCATTCACCACCGCGAACCGCAGCTCGCGAAGGGTACGCCACAATTCACGGAGACCGCTTTCGACGGCTTCCGCTGCAGTCTCGCCGAGACGCTCCGCCAGCTGGTCGCCGGTGTTCTGCGCGTCCTGACCGGTTTCGAAGGTCGCTGTAGCCACCGCTTCAGCCTGAGCGACCAGCGTGGAGATAATGACCAGACGGCGGAAGTCTACGATGTTGGTCTCCATCGCTGCGGTGGTCTCCGGCGTCGATGCCGGTGTGACGCTGCTGGCAAAGCCGGTATCGGTGTTCACGCTGATGTTATCGACCAGGGATTTGGTCGCAGACTGCGCTGCCCGGTCGCCTTCCCACTTATCGCGCAACTGGTCATAGACCCGCAGGGCGAACGGCGGCTCAGAGACCAGGTCCTTCATATCGCTGATGAGGCCGGTGATATCGCGGATCATTTCACCAGGCGCGGCGGCCACAATACCGGCGAGATCCTTAAACCGGTTGAGGCGGTCCATCCACTCGCTGAGCGCATCCGGTAGTGTCGGCAGGCTGGTGACAAAGCCCTCCATGTCCTCAAGAAGTGTGTCCACCATGCTGCCGACGCCATCGAGTGCCGCAAAATAATCACCGCTGGCCAGCGCTTCCCTGACCTTGTCCGCCGCGCTGAGCGTGGTGGCGCTGGTGTCTTCGGTGCCGGACGGGAACAGCTGCTCGCCAGCCTCGTACACCTCAAAGGAAACGTAAGCAATCCCGCCTTCCTCGGTGGAAAGACGATGTGTGACGCGGCCCACCTGAACCTTCTGCACGCCGAACCACGGATGCACCAGCTCACCGGGACCAGCAGTATTTAGCGCGGCCAGCAGACGGTTCATCTGGTCGATGTAGTCACTGCCGAGCAGGATCGCGTTAATTTGCTGCTGAGTCAGCACCGCGCCGTGGTCTTCCGTCCAGCCCACTTCTTTTTTAGGGTAAGCGTGAGGGATAGCGCGGCGACCGCCAGTCCCCTCGACGTCGCGGAAAAAGAAAGGTACGCCCCGGAATGAGGCATCGCGGAGGTCTTCCCATTGAGTGGCCATTACTGCTGCTCCATATTACGAACACCGCTGGACGCACTCATGGTGACGCCGGGGGCATTGACCTTGACGCTGGTAACCTGAACCCGATCATCTTTTACGGAGACCTCGATACTGCCTTTCAGCTCAGGCTGCTGGAGGAACGGATAGCCAGGCTGGTTTTGCGGCTGCATAGATGCCCACGGCGACGGGTCCTGATAGCTCGCAGGTGATGGCGAAGACGTGAAAAAGTTTTTGATATCCTCCCACATCGTTGAACGTTCATTGTTCTGCTGAACCCTTTTAAGGAGTTCTTCGCGTCCCTCGTCCGAAAAAGGGTCCATATCAGTTAACCCCATCAACTTACTGGCAATTAACCCTCCCCGGGCAAGCATTCCTGGCCAACCTGGAAGGTCGGCGGTAGTATCAAGAAGATCGTTAACCTTATCTTCTCCTGTTCCGCCCAGCCCACCTGCTGGCCAGTTGGTCACATACACAGGCATAACCCCTGAACCAAAGACATCAGCGATACCGTTTGGAATACCTTTTCCTTTTGATGGGTTCAGTATGTCCCAGGCACCTTTTCCCCATTGAAAAGCCTTGCGGGCAGCAATAATACCGGCAACACCTATAGCAATATCTTTACCGATTTCCAGCCAGTTCTGGACCGTTTTCTGATCTAAAGAGTTAATTGCATCAGCCAGCTCCTGCACAGGTTTTGCCAGATTACTATTAGCAAATTTCTTCCAGGTGGTGCTAAGCGATGACATAGCCGAGGTGAAGTCTTTCGCAGCGTATGCCGCATCTTTCATAATGCCCTGGCCATCGGCTACTACACCGTTGTAGCGCTTGAGGTTTTCTGCCCCTTTACCGGACGTCACGCTGCTAAGCAGCAGGATACTGTCCTGGTTAAACCCAGCCCCCAGCAAGCGGGCACTTTGGGTCTCTGCACCTTTGTTCCCTGATTTTTTTGCAATCTCTTCCATCAGTGTTGGCAGCGATCGCATTTTTCCGTCTTTACCAAAAACATTTATCCCATTCCGGCGCAGCTCCTTCACAACCTTCGGAAGCTGCAGATCGCGAATCAGGTTCTCTACTGCAGTAGAGGCTGTGGTGGTATCACCGGTAGCGTCGACCGCGCTCTCAAGCGCGACGCCGACGTCCTTCACGCCCCGCACCCCCGTCCCCCCTGCAGCGGCATACATTGAGAATGCTTTTACACCGCGTTCGGCAATATCCTTCAGCTCAAAGGCCCCCTCTTTACCGAGCTGATTCAGGGTATCCATTGCCTGCAGGGTGTCTTTCTCGTTGCTCAGGTTAAACTTTGTGAACTGAGAGAAGAGCCCCCCGATACTTTCACCATCAGCACCTGATGCTGCGATAGACGGCGCTATGATGTTTCGGTTCTTATAGCCGTAATCAATATCACCGGTAACTGTCCCGACTTTCTCAATCGCGCTGACCACTTCGCTGTCATCGACACGAAACTTGATCGCAGCATCCTGCATACCGCCAAACATCTCGGACATTTCTTTTTTGGTCTTTTCCGCTGCCAGCCCCATACGGGTGATACGGCGGTCTGTCGCGGCAAAGTCTTTTAACATCGCGCTGCCAGCAAACCCCGCAATCATCGTGGTGTAGCGGTTACCCAGTGCATCCAGACCTCGACCAGCCGCAGCCGTAGTGGCCTTGACAACCGACATTGCCCGCTGATTGGTACGGGCGAACTCGGACATGTTGGCACCGTACTGGCGGGCTTTGGCGGTCAGGTTACCTGCCAGATTGATGAGTATTTCAGTGGTGAGGCGGTTTGCCATGTTGCTTCCTCAGCTGCTCTGTCAGGCGCAGCAGCTGCCGGAGAGGCAACTGCTGCAGGTAGGACATATCAAAACGTTGGGACAAATTGACGATGAGGTTACTGAGCGCCGTCGCCAGCGGCATCAGTTCGCCCCCGCGATGCGGTCTCCGAAATCAGGTCATCGAGTGCTGCAGCTTTACTGCTGAGTAACTCCAGATCCTCAGGGTGAAAGGCGTAGATTTGCTTGAGGGACAATGGCCCAGGAATCTCACCCACCGAGGCAATCTGTCGCCGCAGCATACCCAGCCCCATCAGAACCTCAGAGCAGTACGCCACCGCCTTGCCGTTCTCCCCGAGCACCACGCGCTCCGCCTCAAGCTGGGCGTCGATAACGTCTTTTGAGGTCAGCTCACGGAAGGTGACTTCTTTGTAGCGGATCTCATCGTCAGTACCTTTACCTGCGATGTAACCATGTTTTAAGGTGATGCTCATCTGCGCCATGACTTACACCTTCACCAGTTTGGTCCCGATGAAGTTAGCGCTGATGGTGCCACCATCCTCCTCAAGCGTGGCCGGTTCAGCGGTTGCTGCTCCGGTCATCATGTAGGTCAGCCCGTTATCGCCCTCAAACATCACTGTCACGTTTTCCCAGTTACTGATTTCGATAACGTCCATATCCTGCGCGGCCGCGATAGTCATCTGGATCGAGGGACCCGCCATCTTGCGGGAGTTCCCCCAGACCTTGCCGCCCCCCATATGCTGGGTGCGGGCATAGCCCCCCGGATTGAGGGTGGATTTACCCTCGGTTTTGATTTCGCGGCCATTAATACGGATGGCCGCCATACCCAGAATGCTCATAAACGCTCCTTAAAGTTTGAACTGGATAAGACCGGCCAGCACACGCAGCTGATTAACCAGGTTCGGGTGGCAGATGAAGTTCAGGCGGTTTTTGTCGTCGCCGTCGAGAGACACATCCAGCGTGTCTTTGTAGTCGTCGAAGTCCTCAACCAGACCAGCAGGTATCAGCTCGGTCAGCGCGATATCCAGCAGCTCGGCACGGGCAATCTTCGGCGTCATCACCGGCTGACCCGGATCAAGCAGGTCGAGCACATCATCCCCGGCCAGCTTGTGACGCGGGTATCGGTTGGTGAAGCGGTTTTTGATGACGTAGCGGATACGCCCCAGCGTTGCCGGCGACTGCACATCCAGATATGAAGTATCAGTGTCGCCGTACTGGTTGACGCGGTACATCGTGATTTCACGCTCGATGCAGACGTTGTCGCTGGCGTCAACGTAATGGGTGGCGATACCGTCATGCAGCAGCAGGTTGCGCTCCTGCATATCCCAGCGCACCGTTTTGACCGGCGGCAGGATTCCCGGGAGCACCAGCGTCTGCAGTGGACGGGCCGGGTCGTTAGCCAGATACCAGGACGCGATGCCGCCGTAGGATGCCGCCCACAGCCAGTGCGGTTGCGGGGCGATGTTGGTCCCGATGCAGGAAATCAGCCAGTCGTTGCGGGTTTCGCCAAAGGTGCCGCTTTCGGCATGGGTGCCCCGGAAGGCCGTCCAGAGCTGCGCCTCAATCATTTTGAGCGGTCCCCAGCGTTCGAGCAGTTCATCCCGGATGGTGTTCAGGCTCTGCGTATCGTTGTACGGGAACACAATATCGGTGTACCAGTCATCACCCAGCGCCGCGACGACTGCCGCAATATCCGGCGTACCGGTGCCGCCGGTGAAAGCGGTCATGGCCACCGCAACGCCTGCCGGTGTCTGCTCGCCGGT